CAGGACAAATAGTTTCATTCCACTTTGAGGGGGTCACCATGCCGCGCAAAAAGATAGCCGCCGCGCCGGGCCTCGAGCCGCCCAAATCGCTCGCGAAGGGTGCCGCCACTATCTGGCGCGAGATAGTGGGCGGCCTGGCCGAGGATCATTTCGGGCCGCAGGATCGCCAGCACCTGGCGGCCTATGTTCACGCCGCCTGGGTCCATGACTGCGAGATAGGCCGCGATAAGAAGCGCCGGGGCTCGAGTGACCCCAACGTGGTGGCAGATGCGGCCAGCATCATGGCGCGGCTTGGCCCCCAGCTCCGGCTGACCGTTTCCAGTCGGATGGAGCCCAGGACGGCGGCCACCTCCGGCCGGCGCGCCCGCACCGAGCTCTCGAGCTCTCCTCAGCCCTCAGACGACTGGCGCGGGGAGCTCCACTAATGGGAACCACCGCCAACCGGAACGGGATCGCCGCCGCGCGGTTCAGGCGCCTTCGACACTTCGGCCGCTGGGAGGAGCCGAGCGGCGAGCTCCCGCCGTTGGCAGAGTGGCGGGCGCGCCTTGCCGTGAGGGTAGAGCGGGATCGTTCCGCCTTCGCCCTGGAGCGCGCCCTCCGCGCCGAGATTCCCGCGGTGCTGGCCGTGGCTGCATCAGTGCGGAAGCGCGTCAGGTGGGGACCGCCGGCGTTTTTCGGTGACCCTCACCCAGGTGATCGCGTGGGCGTCAGCACCTCCCAGTTTTTTGGCTCAGACGCCCGAGCGATCACCTGGGAGCGGCTGGCGGTGACAGAATGGGAGTGAGCGAGCCTCCGGTATTCTCGCCGCGTTACCGCGCCGGGTGGGTGGATGGCGTCCGCTACGCCCTCGAGCGGCTCGAGGCGGGGGCCGAGCCCTGGGAGATTGAGCGCGCCGCCAAGGCGATTTCGGAGGTGGCCGAGAAGAGGGCGAAGCAGGCGCACCGCGCCCGGACCGCCAAGGGGCGCTATGAATGAGCTGGCACTATTCCGACCGAAAGTTCAATAAACAATTGCGTGAATTGTTTATTGCAACGCGGCCAGATACAACTCGAGGAACATCCTACTAGATAAACAACATTCCCTCTTTCTCGAGTAGCCCAGTGGCCTCAAGTTGATCGAGCCCGCGGAGCGCCTGGGCGAGCGCCACGCATGGATCGATCCGGCCGAAGCTGCGCCGCTTGCTGAGTTTCTGCGATCCCGCCGGATCAGTCTCGAGCACCGCGTTTGAAACCGCCCAGGTAAGCACCGGATTCTCGGCCGCGCCCACCAGCTCGCCCTCGATGGCATGGTGGAGAAACCGCTCCACCGCCGGCCCCATGTCGCGAAAGCCCTGGCCATGCTCCACCAGCGGGAGCTCGAGGCCGAGGCCGGAAAACTGCGCCCGGAGCTCCTCTATGCGCCATCGGTCGTACCGGATCGATTCTATCGGCAGGGGCGCGCAGATTTCGCCAATTTCGGCCGCCAGGTGATCGTAGGCTATGGAGGTGCCTGGGGTGGTGCGGAGCCAGCCCTGGTCACGCCAGAGGTCATAGGGTGCGCGATCCCGGTGGGCTCGCTCGAGGAGCGTGGCGGCGGGCGTCCACGTATGCACCTTAACGTGGATTTTCCCCGTTTCCTCATCGAGGGCGCAGAGCGCGAGGGCGGTTAGATCCTGGCGAGCCGAGAGGTCTAATCCACCGTGGACCGGCCCGCGCCGGAACACCTCATCCGATGCGGTGCCCCCATTCTGGCGCCAGACCGTTTCCGCCATAAACGGATCATCCGCGGAAACCCTCCGATTATTGATTAGATTCTGAAAAGCCGCCTCGCGCGCGGGGAGCCTTTGAGCCTCGGCGGCTTGCTGGGCTACATCGGCCTTTGAGCGGAAAACGCCGAGCGCCGGATTCGCCGCCTTCCACGCGGCCTCGCTCCAAGGGTCCGCGTCATCCGGGGCGCAGTGGAGCGCCACCACCGAGCGCGGATCGTGGCCGGCGGCGGCGTCATCGATTAGCAGGCTGAGCAGATCCGCATCGGTGGCCGCCTGGGTGGAAATAATGAGCATCAGCGCATCCTCATAGCTTCCGAGCGAGGTGCTGAGCGCGTCGAATAGATCGTGACGCGGCCCGCGCACCTGGCCGAGCTCATCCATCACCACCAGCGAGGGCGCCAGCCCTACGGCGTGGGACGCCTCCGCCGAGATCGCGCGGTAGGTGGTGCCGGTGGGGCCGTGGATAATTTCCTTCGCGCTCTCCCTGATCGTGACTAGGTGGTCAAGCTTGCTAATTCTCAGCATCTTGACCGCGTATCGGAAAAGGATACCGGCCTGCTCGCGCGTCATCGAAGCACTCACGATCTGGCTACCCGGCTTCCGAAGTGGACCCAGGAGTCCGGCCAGGCAGAGCGCCGCGGAGAGGGCCGTTTTTCCGTTTTTCCGGCCCGTGGATAGGATGGATCTCGAGGGGCGCGGATTTCGGAGGGTTAACGCGAGCCAATCCCTCTGGAATGGGAGCAGCTTGAGCGGCTGGCCCAGCTTGTAGCCACCCTCCCCGATTTTCAGGTGGCCTTCAATAAACTCGAAAACCTCGAGCGCCAGCTTGCTCGGCTTCCGCTTCCTGGCCGCCATCCACTCCACCCCCACCGCGGTGAAAGCCCCGCGCACCACTAGATCTAGTGGTGTAGATGGTAGCCTACCACTATATCTAGTGATATGATGGCAGAAGTCCGTTTCTGGGGGGAAGCGCTCGAATGGCTATTTTTAACGCCCTGTATCCCGTTTCCGGCGGAAGCGTCACCGCGGCGGCGGCCACCGCCTCCGCTGATGTTGCATTGCCAACGCTACCCGGCGGCGAGGTGCCGCTCTGGGTGCTGCTTACGGTGGTCACCACCGTAGGCTCCGCCTCCGGCGGTTACGCCGCCTATCAAGACGCGGTTAGCGTCAACTTCGGCACGGCCGGCGTAACCGGAGCCGATGGTTTGACGCTGACGGCGACCGACCCGGCCACCGTTATCGCAGTTCCGGCCGGGGCCACGCATATAGGCGTAATGCGGCACGCGCTGGCGACTCAGGACACGCACCTAGCCATCAGCGCCCTCTGCCAGCCGGGGAGCCCGTGAACGAGATTAAGCGCCGCGCAGGCGCGGTAGCCGAGCTCGGAGGGCGCCGCTACCGCTGCACCGCGTCCACGCCCGGCGTGGCGCGGGACGGTATGGCTATCCCTACGGAGAGCTGGGATACCAGCAATTTTGAAAAGAACCCGATTCTGCTTTGGGCGCATCAGCGCGACTCGGTGGACGCGGTGCTAGGCCGCGCCACCGTGAGGAAAACGCCGCTCTCGCTCGAGGCGGATATCGAATTTCTCGAGCCTGGCGTTTCAGAGTTCGCGGATCGGGTCGCGCGCCTTTGGGAAGCCGGCATCCTTCGCGCGGTCAGCGTGGGCGCGTCGATTCGCGCCGCCGAGCCCCAGGCCGATCACCTCCGCGTCACCGACGCCGAGCTCCTCGAGATTAGTTGCGTGCCGGTGGGCGGCGATGCGCTGGCCCTGGCCCGCGGCCTCGATTTTGACTTTTTGGATTCCGAAACGGTGGCGGCCGTTTTCGATCTAACGAAGCCCACACCCCAACAAAGAGGCGGCCGCCACCGTGATCGACTCAGAGCCTTGCAGCTCGCCAGGAGGTAAACGAAATGCAGAACGCATCCGAAGAAATCCAGACTCTCGAGGTGGAGCGCGCCGCTCTGCTCGAGCGCGCCGCGACCGTGGAGGCTATCGCCTCCGAATCTGACAGGGAAATGACCGAAGAGGAGGCGGCCAGCTTTGGCGGCTACCTCGATAAGGTCGAAACGATTGACGCGAAAATTGCGCGTAGCGTCCGCATCGAGTCGCTGAGCGCGCAGCGTGCGAAGGCGGCGCCGGCCGCGGACGCCGAGGCGGAGCCCGCTGCGGCGGTGCGCCTCGGCGAAAAGGTCCGCGAGCCCGGAATGCTGTTTCCGCAGATGGCCATCGCCCTGCACCGAAATGGCAACTCTCCCCAGGCGGCGGCGGAATACGCCCGGCGCGTGTGGGATGACCCGCTGCTTTCGAGGATTCTCGAAACGCCGCCGGATATGATCGAGCGCGCCGCGGTGGCCGGTGGAGACACGGTAAACGCCGGCTGGGCCTCGGAGCTTGTCGAGTACCGGAATGCCTCGGAGGAGTTCGTCGAATTGCTCCGCCCGCAATCCGCCACCATGCAGCTCGCCACGCGAACCCTCGATTTCGGCCGGAATGACTCGATCACGATTCCGACCCAGACCGCAGGCGCCGCCGGCGGCTACATTGCCGAGGGCGCCGCGATCCCGGTGGGTACGCTCACCACCGCGCAGCTCACGATGGCACCGCGGCACCTGGGCATTATTGTGGCGATCACCGAGCAGCTCGCCAACTCGAGCGCGCCCGATGCGCTCACCCTGGTGCGCGATGACATGATCGCGGGGACTGCCACCGCAATCGACGCCGCAGCGCTCACCCAGGTGGCCCGCTCAGCAACGAATCCGGGCGGCATCTACACCGGCGGAGGCTCCTCGGCCGGTGCGACCGCAGGCGCAGTGCCGGCGGTTCTGGACCGGATCACCGCCGATACGCTGGCCGCTCAGCAGGCGATGAGCGCGGCGAACATCCCAGGCGCCCTGGTCTGGATCATGAATAGCAGCGAGTTCAACATGCTCAACCATGTCCGCGACGGGATCGGCCAGTACGCTTTCCGTGAGGAGCTGAGCCGGGGCACTTTCAGTGGGCACCGCGTGGTGGTTTCCAACAATCAGACGGCGACGAACGTGGGCCTCCTGGCCGAGGGTCAAGTGATTTTCGGCCGGAAGGGTGGGCCGATGGTCGCGACTTCGAGCGATGCCACTATTAATATGAGTGACGCGCCGGTGGTGGATCAGTCCACCGCCACCGATCCCGTCACCTCGTTTTTCCAGACGCGGCAGGTGGGGCTCCGGCTGACTTGGGATCACGATTATATCAAGCGCCACGCGGCGGCGAGCTATGAGCTCACCGCGGTGGATTGGGACTAAAGCGGTGCGCGTGCGGATCGTTAAAGATGTTCCGCTGAGATTTTCAGCGGGGGCGGAGCTCGAGCTGTTTCCCGCCCTCGCTGAGAACCTAATCCGCCTGGGCATAGCCGAAAGCGCAGACGCCGCCGCCGCGCCGGACGCGGCACCCAAGAAAAAGAAAAAGAAAGCCGCGCGGAAAAGGGATTAGCCAATGGGATTTCTCGAGCGGATCGGCCTGGGCACCTGGCGAGCCGAGCGGGCGACCCCTGGCACCTCGGTGCTGTTTCCGCCAAACGGCGGCTATCGGTCGAATTGGTTCCAGCTCGGCACGCTGCCCTCGAATAACGCCGAGGCTCTCACCTCGAGCGCCGTCTATGCGTGCGTGAGCGTAATCGCTCAGGAGGTGGCGCGCCTAAAGGTGATCCACTGGCGCACGCTGCCCAACGGCGGCCGCGAGCGCGTCACCACCAGCCCGGCCGCGCGCGTGATGCGGCGCCCGAATCCGTATCAAACGCCCTCGGACTTTTGGCTTCAGTACGTTAGCGCGTGCGCGTTGAGCGGAAACGCTTACGCGGTGGCAGAGCGTGACGCGGTGGGGCTCATTTCCGCCCTGCACACCCAGCACCCCAACGGAACGAGCGCCCAGGTGGACCCTGAAACGGGAGCGGTATTCTATGACGTTGCCGGCTCTCGGCTCACGCCGCGCCTCCCGCGCCAGGTGCCTGCTCGAGATATGGCGCACCTAAAGCTATTCACGCCGCGGGATCCGCTGGTGGGCGTTTCGCCGCTCGAGGCGGCTAGCTACTCGATGGCGCACGGGGAGCAGATCCAGCGTCAAGCGGTAGCGTTCTGGGGAAACAAAGCCCAGCCTAGCGGCATTCTTTCAACTGACCGGCCGCTTTCCGCCGAGGCCGCGCGCCGCCTCCGCGATCAGTGGCAGAACGCCAACAGCTCCGACAATGCCGGAAAGACGGCGGTGCTCGATTCCGGTATGACATGGCAGCCGCTCAGCATCACCGCGCGCGATGCGGAAATGATTTCGTCTTTCAACCTTTCCACCGATACCATCGCCAGCATTTACCGCGTCCCGCTCTACATGATCAACCGAATGGAGAGCGCCACGTTTTCAAATGTGGAAACCATGCAGCGCCAGTTCTACGTGAGCACCTTGGCGAGCTGGCTCGAGGCGGCCGAAGCGGTGCTGGATAAGCTTTTCCAGCTCCCGGTGGGGGAGTCGCTGGAGTTCGACGTTGAGCGCGGCCTTATGCAAAGCAATTTTGATTCGAGAATGAAAGCCTACCGGGACGCGATCCAAGGGGGCGTTATGACGCCTAATGAGGTCCGCTCGCTCGAGAAGTTGCCCAGGTTGCCCACCGGCGCAGATACTACCTATCTGCAGGCTCAAATGGAGCCGCTCGAGGATCGCCACCGGGAGGAGCCACCGGCGCCGGCACCGGAGCCGCTCGAGGAGGATGGCCAGGCGGAGCGCATCGCAGAGCTCGAGCGCGAGCTGGTGCGCCAGCGGCTCGAGTTCTCGCATGAGGCCGGGGGCCTGCGCGCCGACCTGGCGGTGGCCGAGGCCAGGCTCGAGGAGGGCGCGCCGTGAGCCTGGTTAGCCTGGCCGAGGTAAAAACGGCGTTGGGGATTATCAACGCCAGCGGCGAGCAGGACGTTTTCCTTAATCGTATGATCGCGCTGGCGGACGATACCGCCCGCGGTTACACGGGGCGCTATCTGAGCTCGGCTCAGTTTACGGAAACATTCTATGCCCCCCAAAAGGTGACGCTGCGCGAGTGGCCCCTGGTATCGCTGGATACGGTGACCCAGGACGGGACAAGCTTGACGACCGGAAACCTCCGCGCCGATTTCGAGCGCGGCCGGATCTGGCGACCGGATGGCCAATCGATGGATTGGACCGGCACGAATAAACTCGAGGTGGTCTATACCGCGGGCTATGCGGCAATCCCAGCCGATCTGAAAGAGTGGGCCTATCTGCTCATAAAAGCAAAGTGGGACGCCTGGGGCGAGAATAGAGGAGTGGAGCCTGGGGGGGCGTCCGTTTCTCGAGTTCAGAACCCGGACGGGGGCGCCGTTTCCTATCTCACCGCGGGGGCGGTGGGCGGGACTGGTTCCGATGTACCTGACTTCCAGGCGGGCGTCCCGCTTTCAGCACTGGACCGCTACCGCGACCCCACCCCGGACGCCTCGGATGAGTATTCCGTTTGGGTGAAGCCATGAGCGCGCCGGTGGTATCGCGTCCGCTGCTCTACCAGCCTCGAGGCGGGAGCGTTTTTCTGCTCCGCGGGAGCCTGGCCCGCCCGGCGGCCGAGGAGCTGGTGGGGGGCCTCGAGGAGGCGCAGCGCGTTTTCACCGCGCGCTGGGCGGAAATGGTGGCCGGTGGCGTGACCGACCCCGAAAAGTACGATGGCGTAACCGATCCCGGCCCGGCCGCGCACCTCGATACCGTGGCGGCTGAGGTTTCCGCCGATGAGGTTACGCTCTGCGGACTCGATGCCGCGGGGAGCTTACCGTTTGCGGTGGGTGCTCAGTGGACCGCCTATAGCACCACCACTACCGACTGGCAGACGGGGACGGTGCTAGCCATCGACGCCGGGAGCTCCGGCACCTTCCAGCTCTCGAGTTCAAACGCCGGCCTGGCGAATCAGTCGATTATTATCTACCCGGCCAACGTCCGCGAGTATTCGGTGCATAACGTGGCGGTACTGTATAAGGGCGGTGCGCCCGCCTGGGTACGCGCGGAGGTGACCGGATGAGCTCGAGCACCGTCCGCAGCGTAGCGCGGAGCCTGCCCAGTGATCCCGCCTGGCCGGGCGCATTGCCGTTCTATGAAACGGTGAACGATTCGCCCAGCATCGCCGCTCTGCCAGACTCATGGTTTACGCTTGTATTCCAAGCGGACGCCGATGACCCGGTGGGCCTGGGCGCCGGTGGCCAGCTCCGCGAGGCCGGCCGGATCGTGCTCGCCGGCTTCTCGCGCTCAGGCACCGCGGACGGTGATTTGATTACGGCCCTCGAGGTGGCGGCGCCGCTCTTGCGGCCCCACTTCGCGGCCTCAAATATTTTCGTTAACTCGCTCTCACCACCCCAAGAGTCTGACCCTGGCCTAGACGGCGAATGGTTCCGGCTCGATCTGGTGGTGGAATATTGGCGTTTCCACTAGGGAAGGAAAATAGATATGCCTCAACTAACAGATGCGATCCGATATGCAATCGTCAAGGAAGTTTCCACCGGCGGAGGTACTCCCACGGCTCCGGCTTGGGAAGTGCTGCGCCTGGTGTCCGAATCCATCCGCTATGCGCCCAACATTATCGAAAGCGGCGAGCTCAACAACTCACGCGGCCTTTCCGATTCCTTGCTGGTGAGCACTGCCACCGAGGGAACGATTACAACATACGCCGCATTCAATGACGTTTTTATTGAGATGGTCAATGCGGTAATCGGCCAGGGTGTAACCTGGCCGCC